TTTTTAGTTTTTAAGGATGCGGATGCCTGGTTAGAATATCAAGAAAAATTTGGTAACACTAATGCTTTTGATGTAATGATGGGCCACATTACATCTATGTCAAAAGAAATAGCTCAGATGGATATATTAGGTCCGAATCCTCTGGCAACTTTAGATTTTATAAAAACTAAAATAAAACAAAATGTAGAGCCTGGAGATCCAAAGGCTATCAACAAAGCTAACAAAGCTGCAAACTATATAGATACATTATATAACGGCTGGTCTGGTAGAGTTAATCAGCCTATTGATGGATTTTTTGGAAATACTTTTGCTGGTATTAGATCTATACTTACTTCAGCACAACTAGGTGCTGCATCAATATCAGCAATAACTGATTTTAACTTTCAAAGAATTACCAGGGGTTTTGTTGGATTACCGCAAGTAAGCACTGTAACTGATGTTTTGAAATTATTAAATCCTCTCAAAGCTGAAGAAAAAGGTAAGCTGGCAGTAAGGCTAGGTTTGATAGCTGAGGGGTGGACAACTGTAGCAGCTGCACAAATGAGGTATGTCGGTGATGTATCTGGTCCAGAGATAACCAGGCGTATATCCGATTTTGTTATGAGGGCAAGCTTTTTATCTCCGCTTACACAAGCTGGTAGATGGGCGTTTGGTATGGAGTTTTTAGGTTATCTTGCAGATCAAGCGCCAAAAGCATTTAACCAGTTAGACGAGCCTATAAGAGCAAGCTTACAAAGATATGGTATAGGATCCAATAAGTGGGATATAATTAGATCTACAGATTTGTATGAATATGACGGCGCAAAATTTTTAAGCCACGAGAACATAGCAGCAAGAACAGATATAGATAGTAATACTGCCAGGGATTTATCTCTAAGAGTATTAGAGATGATAAATACTGAAACAAACTTTGCAGTACCATCATCAAGCTTGCGAGGTAAGGTTGCTTTGATAGGTAACACAAATCCTGGAACAATAGCTGGTGAGCTTTCCAGGTCTTTTGCAATGTATAAAAACTTTGGAACAACGCTAGTAAATACACATTTAGTAAGAGGAGTAACACAAAAAGGCGCTGCTAGAAAAGGCACATACCTGGCTGATTTTTTAATTACTGGAACAATTATGGGTGCGCTAGCCTTGCAGCTCAAAGAAATGTCAAAAGGTCGTGATCCTAGACCAATGACAAGCGCTGAGTTTTGGGGAGCTGCATTTATGCAAAGTGGTGGCCTTGGTATTTTTGGTGATTTTTTAATGTCCGATCATAATAGATTCGGTGGCGGCCTGGCACAAACAATAGCTGGCCCAGTAGTGGGCCTGGCTGAAGATGTTTTAAAATTAACAATGGGTAATGTTCAACAAGCCATAGAGGGTGAAGATACAAACTTTGCAAGTGATATGGTGAGGTTTGCTGGTAGATATACTCCAGGCAGCTCCCTTTGGTATTCAAGGTTAGCTTTAGAAAGAGGTATATTGAATCAATTAGAACAAATGGCAGATCCAAAAGCTGCTAGAAAATTTAGAAACATAGAAAGAAGATATGCAAGAGAATATAACCAATCTTACTGGTGGCGGCCTGGAAGTGCAGCGCCAGATAGATCAGTAGATTTATCCAACCTTTTTGAGGAATCAAGATGACAGTATCAACAACAACAATAAAAAATTCACATAGCGGTAATGGCACTGCTCATAGTTTTGCTTATGGATTCAAAATTTTTGCGGATGCCGATTTAGATGTTATTGTTAGAAGCTCTACCGGCACTGAAACAGTTAAAACTTTAAACACTGATTACATTGTAACAAACGCTGGAAGTGATAGTGGCGGTAATGTTTTATTCAAATTTAATACTGGCACAAGCAGTGATGCGCATTTTTCAAGCTCAGATAAAAGACCGCAAAATGGCGAAACTGTAATTTTAAGGCGTGGTTTAGATATTACACAATCAACTGATTATGTAGCTAATGATCCTTTTCCAGCTGAAAGCCATGAAAATGCCCTGGATAGATTGACACTTATAAGCCAGGAGCTTCAAGAAGAACTTGATAGATCAATAAAATTATCTCGTACCAACACAATGACCTCAACTGAATTTACTGTTGGTGCTACAGATAGAGCTAGTAAAGTTCTTGCTTTTGATAGCAGCGGTGAGATATCTGTTACACAAGAACTTGGAACATTCAAAGGTGATTGGGCGGCAAGCACTGCATATGTAATAAGAGATATTGTAAAAGATACCAGCACTAATAATATATTTATTGTTACAAGCGCACATACATCTAGCGGATCCCAGCCATTAACAACCAACGCTAACAGTGCAAAATATTCACTTATTGTTGATGCAGCAAGTGCTACAACAAGCGCAACAAATGCTGCCAGTTCTGCAACGGCAGCTGCTAGCAGCGCAACCGCAGCTGCAAGTAGCGCAAGCACTGCATCTACCCAGGCATCAAATGCAAGCACTAGCGCAAGCACCGCATCAACACAAGCAACAAATGCAGCTAGTTCTGCAACGGCAGCGGCAGCAAGTGCTTCACAGTTAGTAACTTTAATAGATAACTTTGATGATGTGTATTTAGGTGCAAAGTCTAGTGAGCCATCAGTAGATAATGATGGTGATGCACTTAATGCTGGTGATTTATTTTTTGATACGTCAGTAAATGCATTAAAAGTTTATTCAGGTTCAGCTTGGCAAATCACAACACAGACATCTTTGACAGAAGTATCAGGAGATAGCACACCACAACTAGGTGGAGATTTAGATGTAAATGGTAATGAAATTGTATCTACAAGTAATGGCAACATTGCATTAACACCAAATGGTAGTGGTGTTGTCAGAATAGACGGATCAACTGGTGTTGATATATCCCAGGGTGCAATATCAATTAAGAATGGTGGTTCACAATCATATATACGTTTATATTGTGAATTTAGTAATGCACACTATGTTCAGTTCACTGCACCAGCACATTCTGATTTTTCAGGTAACATAACTGTAGTTTTACCAGCTACTGCTGGAACACTTGCCCTTACATCACAATTACCAACATCAGGAATATCCAGTGGTAATGTTGCTACATTTACATCAGGTGTAGCAGATGATGATTTTCTAAGAGTAAATGGCACAACGATTGAGGGTAGAAGTGCTAGTGAGGTTGCTAGTGATATAGGTGCAACAACAAAAGGTTTTGCAGTAGCAATGGCTATAGCTTTATAGGAGTAAAATATGGCACAAGATTTTGAAAGAGATAAACAGAGAAATGTAGGAACGTCTGCTGTTACAATTAGAACTGCAAACTCTGATGATGCATTGGTTGGTGTAAATATAGCAAATACACATACCTCGCAAATAGATGTAGATGTATTTATAAATGATGGATCAAATGACTTTTATCTAATTAAATCTGCACCAATACCAAAAGGATCGGCATTATCTTTGTTAGATGGTGGTGCAAAAATTGTAATGCAATCAGGTGATATTTTAAAAGTGCAAAGCACTGTAGCAAATTCGGTAGATGTTTGGGTATCAGTAGTTGATACGATTAGTGAGTAGGAGTTGATATGGGATATATAGGCAATCAAATAACAACAGTATTTCCTACGTCTGTTAGCTTAGATACTGTTACTGCATCAACAAGTCTTAAAACACCATTGGTTGAATTTACTGATGGTGATAATGCTTTTACAATATCTGATGGTGGTAATGTTGCTTTTAGTGGTACTGTTACTGGTACTGAAGCAAACACACCTGCATTTATAGCATCAAGGACATCTAGTGACCAAACCATATCAGCTAATACATGGACAAAAATACAGTTTAATGATGAAATTCTAGACACAGATAATTGCTATGACCCTTCAACAAATTATAGATTTACACCAACTGTTGCTGGTAAATACTATATATATTTGAATGTATATTCAAGCACTCCAAATACACATATTTATGGTAGCTTACATCTTAATGGTAATTATCACACCATTGGAGTTGCTGATGGAAGTCAAGGAGGTGGAGTATTTCTTTCTAATATTTTTACCTTAAATGGTTCAGGTAATTATGTTGAAGCCTATACATATCAAGGTACAGGAAATGGTGCAATAGAAGATTCAGCACAATATGCTGTTTTTGGTGGTTATAAACTTATAGGAGCATAATTTGGCAGATTTAGACACAAAAGTAAAATTATATGCAAAAGCAAATGGTGTTACCGAAGTAAATTTTCTTAAAGATGTTACATTAAGAGATGATGGTGAAGGTGCTTATATTGAATCATGGAATTTGAAGATAACTAAACCTACAGATGAACAATTAAAAACTTATGAAAAAGCAAGCAATACCGAAGAAGCTAATGATGTTGTACGAAATACTAGACGATTAGCCTATGGTGATATAGGTGACCAACTAGATGAGATATATAAAGACATTGATGCTTGGAAAGCACGTATTAAGAAAATTAAAGATGATAATCCGAAAGGTTAAAATATGCCATACATAGGAACAAGTCCAAGTAATTCAGTAAGACGAGTACATACCTACACAGCTACTGCTAGTCAAACTATATTTACTGGTGCAAGTAGCGAGGGTGTAACTCTATCTTATGCAGATACAAACTACATAGATGTATTTCAGAATGGTGTATTGCTAGGTAGTGCAGACTATACAAGTACCAGTGGTACATCTGTTGTATTGGCACAAGGTGCTAGTGCTGATGACTTGATTGTTATTGTTGTGTATGACGTATTCTCTGTCGCAGATACAGTAAGCAAGACTAATGGTGGTAGCTTTGATAGTGCAGTTACTATGAGTAACAACCTTACTGTTAGTGGTGCTTTTACATCTCAAGGTATAGACGATAATGCTAATGCTACTGCTATTACCATAGATAGTAATGAAAGAGTTGCTGTTGGTCATAGTACAACTGGAGGTGCAAATTTGGCAATATGTGATGGTGCTAATTCATCAATACAAATTTTTGCTGAAGTTGCTACAGATACAAATCTAATACAACACTATGACCAAACTTCTACAGCTTATATGAATGCTCAATATAGTGGTAATACCCATCAATTTTTAATCGGCACTACAGAAGTTCTAAGAATAACTAATGGTAATAGAATAACTACATATAATTGTACTGGTACAAATGGTTCATTAAATTTAGTAGGTGAGGGAGGACTTGGTAGTAGAGCAGTTGCTTTTCAACATACAACAAATGGATCAGAGGTAGGTTATATTAGCACAACCTCAACTAATACAGTTTTTAACACTGCATCAGATTATAGATTAAAAGAAAATGTTTCTTATGACTTTGATGCAACTACAAGGTTAAAACAATTAAAACCATGTAGGTTTAATTTTAAAATTGATACAGATAAAATAGTTGATGGATTTTTAGCACATGAAGTTTCAAGCATTGTACCAAACGCTGTCACTGGTAAAAAAGATGCAGTAGATGAAAATGGTGATATTGACCCTCAAGGTATTGACCACGGATTTTTAGTACCTCTTCTAACAAAGACATTACAAGAAGCACTTACAAGAATAGATACACTTGAAGCAGAAGTGAAAGCATTGAAAGGTGAATAGATGACCAAAGCGGCAGAATTAGCAAAGATGGGTGAAGTCCTAACCAATAGTCAGATTGGTGGGCGAAGAAATATTATCATCAATGGTGCAATGCAAGTAGCACAGAGGGGAACATCAAGTACATCAGGTGGCATGAGTACTGTTGATAGAACTAAACTTAGCTATAGTGGTGGTACAGTTACACAATCTCAAGAAAGTTTATCATCAGGTACACCTTATACTCAAGGATTTCACAAGTTTTACAGAGCAACAAATACCTCTGTGGTTACTGATACAGCATCTCATTATAGAGTTTTTAGACAGAATATTGAAGATCAAAATGTAGCTGTATCAGGTTGGGATTACGAATCAACTAGCTCTTTTATTACTGTTTCATTTTGGGTAAGGTCTAGTGTATCACAAGAATTTTATGCACATATTAATCAAGGTGTTGATGCTTACAATTTTGTTTTTTCTACTGGCACTTTATCAGCAAATACTTGGACTAAAGTTACAAAAACAATATCAGGTAATTCAAATTTAAGTTTTGATAACGACAATTCGGCTGGTATTGAATTTAATATTGTACCATTTTGGGGTACTAATTTTACTACGTCAAGCACTGCAACAGATACTTGGTATGCTTGGAATGGAGCATCTCGTGTTCCTGATATGACATCAACTTGGGCAACAACGTCAGGTGCAACATTTGATATTACTGGCTTACAAATGGAAGTAGGCTCTATAGCCACACCATTTGAGCATAGGTCATTTGCAGAAGAACTAACTTTGTGTCAGAGGTATTTTCAAGCACTTGGTAATTATGGAGATGGAGATGTAACTGCTAACAGATTTTACAATGCAGATTATGTAAATATTCATTCATTTGTAAGAGTGTTCTATCCAAAAATGAGAGCTCAACCAAATATAGATTATACTATGGCGAGTGGGTCACTTAATACTGATTATAGCACTAATGGTATGATACAATTGTATGTTGATAATGATACTAATGTTCGTATATATAATGTTACTTGTGAGAAAGAATTATGATAAAATTTAATAGTGCAAAATATTTATATGATTTGGAAGGTGTTAATAAAACACACATTCAGCTTAATTTAGGAAATAATAGATACAGACATATTCTTATAGACCCTAACAACGAGAGTTATCTAGAAATGCTTGAGTGGGCAAAGATAGATGGCAACAAGATAGAGGAAGCTGATTGATGGCTAAACCTAGTGTGCAATCTGTCAAGGCTGAATTAGATACACTAGCAGCACTTAGCCAGGAAAGATTTATAGAATTACTTAATCGTGTTAAGCGCCTGGAAGCTGTGCTTATAGGATCTGCTGGTACTACGATCGTGCTTCTCATATCAATAATACTTAAAAACTAATTAATAGGTTTGTCATGCCATGTTGGAAATGCTTGCGGCGGCAAATGCTGCTTTTGCGGTCATAAAAAAAACAGTAGAAAATTCGAGAGATATAACTAAAGCTGCAAGTTCGATCAGCAAATTTATAGCAGCAGAAGATCAATTAAGAGCAGATTTACACAAAAAGAAAAACAGTATTTGGACTAACTTTTTAGGCAAACAAGACACTGACCTAGAAGAATTTATGGCGCTAGAGCAAATTAAAAAGAAACAAGACCAGCTGCGTGAATTTATGCAGTTGTATGGTAGGGCAAACTTATATTCTGATTATTTAGCGTTTTGTTCTGAAGCCAGGAAAAAAAGGAAAGAAGCTGCGATTGCTGCACAAAAAAGAAAAGAGAATATCCAGGATATTATATTAAAAGTTCTTTTAGGTATTTTAATTACTGCATTGTGTGCTGGTGTTGTAACTGTCCTGGCATTAATAGCTAAGAAAAAAGGTATCATATGAGTGTAAGTGCCTTTCTTCTAATCTGTAGTCTTAATGGAGCTATGGACAAGCAAGGAATATATTTTAGAAGCGCAGTATCTTGCATGGATTTTAAGAGCATATTGAGCAAGCAATCATACAAACGAAATGATGAAGATATTGTTTATGAATGTATTTGTAAATTAGTTCCCAGGGTAGATCCAAAAAAGGTAAAGGTTTATTGATGCAGAAAAAATTACAGAAAGAATCTATTTACGCTGAGTATGACGAAGATGGAGATGGCATAGTTTCAGATGAGGAGCTAAGTCATGTTACTGAAATAAAAAAACTAGAACATGATCTACGAAAACAAAGAGCGCAGAGGCGTATGGCAACTGCCAGCCTGGTTGCTATGGGTCTGTTTACTGGTGCTATGTTCTTTGTCGATCTCGAAAGAGTTAAAGCATTATCCGATATATCTAATCTTTTTTATATCACTGGTGGCGGCATTGTTGCTGCTTACATGGGAGCAAGTGCATTTATGAATAGGAATGGCAAATGAAAAAACTTACAAAACGTCAAGCCGATACAATGAAAAAACATTCAAAACATCACACAAAAAAACACATGACTATGATGACCAAGTTAATGACCAGGACAAAAAATCCATTAACATTTACTCAGGCACATAAGCAAACAATGAGCAAGATAGGAAAATGATACAATTTTTAACACCGCTAGCATCACTAGCATCAAGCTTTATGGAATCAAAAATAGAGCAGACAAAAGCAAAGGGCGCAGTAGCAAAAGCAAAAGCTGAAGCAGAAGCCGAAGTTATGAAAACTGCTGCTACACATGATAGCAAGTGGGAACTTATCATGGCCCAGAGTACACAAAATTCCTGGCGTGATGAAATAATTACAGTAATCGTTCTTATTCCAATGTGTCTTTGTTTTATTCCTGGCATGGAAGAAATAGTCAAACAAGGTTTTGAAAGATTAAATGAACTGCCGCAGTGGTATCAGAATGTTTTGTATGTAACTATACTTGCTGGCCTGGGATTAAAAGGTTTAGACAAATTCAAGAAAAAATAAGGCTCTCAGATGCGCCAGGAGCGCCAAAACAAAAGTGCCGTGTATGATTAGACCTGGGAAAATGGAGGTTTTATGAGAAAAGGACTATACGCCAACATTCATGCAAAGCGTAAACGAGGTGGTAAAATGAGGAAAAAAGGTGCCAAGGGCGCACCAACGGCAGCACAATTTGCCAGGGCAGCAAGGACCGCCAGGAGAAAATAGCCATGATGCTATCCAAAAACTTTTCAATAAAAGAATTAATTAAAAGCCAGACCGCTGAGCGCAAAGATATAAATAATAATCCTGGTGCAGATGAAATTCATTACATGAAAATTTTATGTGAGAAAATTTTACAACCAGTAAGGGATCATTACGGAATCCCATTTACAGTAAGCAGTGGTTTTCGTTGTGTTGAACTTTCAATTCAAATAGGAAGCTCAAAGAAAAGCCAGCACTGCAAAGGCCAGGCAGCTGATTTTGAAGTACCTGGCATATCAAACTGGGATCTTTGTCATTACATAAAAGACAACCTGGAGTTCGATCAGCTCATACTTGAATGTTATACTGGAGGTAATACTGGCTGGGTGCATTGTAGTATAGCTGATGATCCAAGAGGTGAGCTGCTTACCTTTGATAGATTAAATGGATATAGAAAAGGTTTGATAGATGGTAGCTAAAAAATACCAGAATCCAAAAGGTGGATTAAATGCAGCTGGAAGAAAATTTTTCAAGAGGACCGAGGGCAGTAATTTAAAAAGACCGCTCAAAACTGGTACATCTCCCAGGCGAGTTTCTTTTGCAGCAAGGTTTGCTGGCATGAAAGGTCCTATGAAAGATAGCAAGGGTAGACCAACCAGGAAAGCTCTTGCAATGAAACAGTGGGGGTTTGGATCCGTTCAAGCTGCCAGAAATTTTGCTAACCGACACAAGAAAAGGAGAACTTAAATGGCATATGGAAAAAGAATGGCAAAGAAACCTATGAAAAAAGGTTTAACTAAAAAACAAAAAACATTGCCGATGTCTTTACAAAAAAAGATCATGGGTTCTAAGAAAAAGAAATAATGAAGAAGCCAGGTAAAAGAAAATTTGCACCAGTAGCAAAAACAAAAAAGGGCGTACCTAAAAAATATGTTTCTGGTGCAAAGAATCCCAAAGCCAGGGAAAAAGAGATCTTACGAACTGCAAAGCTCTACCGCCAGGGCAAGCTTACGCCAGCTATGATGAATCGTATCAGTAAAAAAAGGAGTAGATCCTAATGGCACCGACAAAAAAGAAAAAGCCTGGTGGTAAATATTCATCCATACCAGGCGCATCAAGATTTTCAAAAGCAACCTTAGATCGAGTCTATAAACGAGGAGCGGCGGCGTACTTTTCGGCTGGGAGCAGACCAAAGACCAGCCAGGCAGCTTGGGCGATGGGCCGTGTTCGCAGTTTTGTTACTGGCAAGGGCGGCGCTAGAAAAGCAGATGCGGATTTACTAGGCAAGAAAAAGAAAAAGAAAGCTTAGATTGACTTTATACGTCATGCTTCTTATATATATAGTATAAGGAGTTAACGTATGAAAAAACAAATAGAAAACTGGACAATACAAGAATTGCTTGGTGATTTCCCATGCCAAAATGCCAGGGAAGATTGGGATATAAGACTTAAAAATGGTTATTTTCTAAGAACATTTTATTTTAGAGAATACAAAAATATGAAAGGCGGCAAACCGCTGCCAGATTATTTTGATAAATACAAAAATATCTTTGATACAATCCTGGCAATCAATGTAGGCAGCTGCACTGTTGGCCAGCTCAAACCAAGGGATCTCACTGTAGAACATTGTGAATCCTACATTCTCCCCACATTATTTAATAGCGGCAAAAAAGGCAAGCGAAGCTTTAAAACTGTCAAAGAGATGCGATCTTGTTTTAATAAGTTTTTATCTTTTTGCAAAAGCAGAAACTGCCTGGCGCAAAATCCCATGTTAGATGCTGAGTTCAAAAGACCTATCGTTGAGCAGCAGCCTAAGATTGAAAAATTATCCACAGATTTTATCCATGAGATTGATAGCCATTTACCAGAATCAATTAGACTAGCTTACAGATTTGCTTGCAGCACTGGCCTAAGAGCTGGTGAGCAACGAGCTTTGACCTGGGATGATATTGATTTTAAAATGTCTGAAGTAAATGTTAGACGAAGCGCAAAGCTCAAGGTTGTTGTTGATGACGAAATCGAGAAGCATGGCGTGGGCCTGGTCAAAACAAACACATCAAATAGAATAGTGCCTATCCCTGGTAAAATTTTAAAAGAGCTGAAAGAGCTTTACATAAAAAAAGGTAGACCAGGCAAAACAAACTTTGTGTTTGGTACTAAGTACAATACGATGATAGGAAGAAGCTACTGGCTGGAGCAGCTGCAAAAGGTAGTAAAGAAAGTTAGTAATAAAACTTTGAGGTGGCACGATCTCAGACATTACTATGCCAGTAAGATGCTTGAGCATTTTGGTGATGACATTTGGACAGTTTCAAATCTTATGGGCCATAGCGATATTAAGATAACTCAAAACGTCTATGGCCATTGGATGCAAGATTTAGCTAGAAAACAAAAGCTGCAACAAAAGATTGCCAAGATAAATTTTTAGAGATCATCAAATCCGCTAATAGATTCATCTTTAGTTTCGTAACGAAGCTCGTTACAAAATGCCCTGGTCCTGGCAATATTCATTTGATTTTCACCTTGAAGCTGCACTGACAATTCCATACCTAAATCTTTTATTTGTTTATGTATATCCTCAATAGCCTTTTGCTGGCTTTCAGTAGGTGGGTGCGGCCTTTTCATTTCGTCATCCCAGCCATTATCAAAGTTAAGCCAGATACTTACCTTTACTTTTTGTCCAGGGTTATCTTCAGATGCGCCAACTGATCTCTGGAATTTCATATTTGTATTTGAAAATTGTGGTGAGTTTCCCATAATATCTCCTATAGTTTTAGTGATTCAAGTTTTCTTTCGTAATGCTCCTGGATCTCGCCGTACATCCTGGGAACAACTACTTTCATATTTTTAAGAACATCTTTGTTTCTATTGAACCAGTGCAAACACATACTTTGTGATTTGAGTTCATCAATATTTTTAAGATAGTTCTCAGTTATTTTTTGCCACTGTTCCTGGTCTTTTTCTGTGGTTTCTTCTTCTTCTTTTGGAGGATCTTCTTTATCTTTTGGAAGATCTTTTTTATTTTCGTTAATATTTTTTTCATTGTTTTGTGCCTTTTCTATTTCGTTTACACTTGCCATTTCACCGCCATGTAAAGCAGCAGCAGTAGCCAAAGCTCTACCAAGGCTGCTTGTCATGCAGTTCTCTATTGCTGAGGTTTTGTTAACCAGGGAGCTACCTCTTATTTCTTCAGCGTGTCCTACACCAATAGGTATTTCTGGCTTATCTCTATCAATGATACTGGTTTTTGTTACAACACGCTTGCCGTCATCTACCAGAATCTCCTCTACAATTCCATATCTAAAACCAAAATGCTTTCTAAATATCTCCAGGCGTGAAGATACCATACTGTATTCTTTGCCTTTTAAATTTATAGTTTTAAGGTTTATTGTTTCTAATATTTCTTTCAGCTCACTCATCTTTCATCCTCGCTACTTGCTCGCCCTCGGTTGTAATTAACCAGGTAAGCTCCTGGCATCCTCTTTTATTTTTTCTTTTACTGCCTGGAATAATTAATCCATACTCATGCAGCTCAGTTAGTCTTGGTCTTACTGATACAATATATCCATCAATGTCATCAACTATTTCTGATCCAGTAATACCTTGCGGCCATCCAGCCTTTGCTACGGATCTCAGCACCGCCAGGCGCATATTCTTTATTCTAGGTAGGATAAAGTCCAAAGCCAGCTGCTCAGTTTCCCTGGGGTTTTTATGGATGTTTGGTGCTTGATTCAATTCTTCATTATATTTTTTTTGTAACATAGCTTGTTTCACTTTCTTTTTTGTTTCGTATTTCATTTATAGAATCTCGATAAAATTTCTATCAAAGCAAGCTTGGTCAACCAGGCAACCAAACCAAAGTGCATAGTAAGCAAATACACAAAACATAAATAAAAATAGAATTTCAAAAAATAATTTTATCATCCTATCCCCCATACTTTGTGAGCTTCTTCAATAATCTCTGGCGGATCCGCCCAGCATATATTTGTAAAGTCAGGATCAACTAATCTAAAAAGGTGAGCTTTATCTTTTGCAGCTTTCAATATTTCTTCTGTAGTTCTATGATTACGAACTATGGCGTTTACAACGTCTTGTAGGTAATCATTTTGCAGCTCTGGTGTGTTTCCCTGGTCAAAAATTCTGTAGTCTGTAGCGTTAGCATATACCAGGAAAGGCGGTAGTTTACCATTACACGCCCAGAATCCAGCTACCTGGTAAAGCGCAGCTTGTTCAAAAGGACCAGATAAACTACTTGGCAAACTGCCAGTTGAAAATCCAGATTTAGTTTTTTTATTTATCCTGGACCATTTTGTTTTGAGATCTCCACGCCTATTATAGTCTGGCCTGGTATTGTGTGGCAGCTCAGTGCCAGGTAATGTATTTAAATATTCTATTTCACCAGTTACCTGGTTATCCCTGGCCATAGCTTCTTGCAAACCAGCTGCTGCATTTTTAATAACTGATTCCAATTCATCAATATATTTATCTTTTTTTTCTGCATCAGCTCCGTCATCCCAGGTACGAGGTTTGTATTTATTAAATGATTCAATAGCCTGGTCGATTGCATCACCAGTTTCTCTTTTGTTAATCAGTATAGCATCAGTAGCTTCTTGAACAGTACGGCCACCACACATTGCTGCATTGTCCTGGCCATTAAATTTTTGTTCAAACTTTTGAATTATTTTCCAGGCACTATCTCTTAAATGCTGGCTTGCATCTATCTGTTGATATATTTCCCAGGCTTCAGCAAGAGCTGGCCTTACATGAACTTTATCAAACAAAGCTTTGCATCTCAGTTTTGATTTAGGATTTGAGTGCCATAGATAATTAAACCTACTGGCATATCCTGGTGTTTCTTTGAGTGTCATTGTTTTCCTCCTTTGATTAGCGACAACAGTATCTGTAAACGTCAACCTTGTCAAATTTATTTTATTATGTTGACGTTAGAATACATTTTTGATATTTGTTCTAGCATGACACTAGAAGAATATAGATTAGAAAATAATTTGAGTTACAAAAAACTAGCTGAAAAACTTGGTTTCAAAGAAGCTACAGTAGCCAGGCGGTGGTGTTTACCAAAAAATCACAACCAGGCATTGACACCGAATCCAAAAAATTTAAGCTTGATTTTAGAAGTAACAATGGGAGCGGTTACGCCAAATGACTTTATCATCCGTAGAAATTGATTCGGAAGATACAGTACACCTACGAATAGCCAGGTGGTTGGATATTATGCTGCCGCCTGGATCAGTGTGGCATCACTCACCGAATGAGGGTAATCGCCATGTATCATTTAAAGTAAAACAAAAACGTATGGGAACAAAAGCTGGCTGGCCGGACATAGAAATATTTGTGCCAGGGGATCAGACATACTGCGGCGTATCGTTATCAATATTTATTGAGGTAAAAGGTCGCAAGGGCCAGCTCACTCAAAGCCAAAGAGAAATAAGAGATAGGCTAGAGGAAGCTGGTGCTTTTTGGGCGCTTTGCAGATCTGTTGACCAGGTACAAGAATTTTTAGAAGAATTAATTAAACTGAGGGGGAGATAATGGTTGAATCATTTAGAACTGGAGCTATGTATTTATCTATGATTTATAAAGAGATGAAGAAAAAACAAGTGCCGCTTACACCAGCTGAGCTTGCAGCTGAGAAAGCAGCCTGGAGAGAACAAGAGCTGAAAGTAGATCATGCAGATAGGATTATCAAATGACACCACAACAATATGCAGAAGTAGCTGCGCAGATACTCAAAGATAGAGCTGGCAAGCTTGGTGATTATCAGGAACTTTACGAGAACCTGGCAGCTAGATTAACTTTAAGTTTTAAAAAAAAATTAAAACCAGGCGAAAGATTTTATGCAAGTGATGCAGTAAAATTTCATATTGAAAATAAATTAGCCAGGATGGATTGCGGCGAAGCTAACTCTGACCACAATTTGGATGGCGGTAATTATTTTTTTATACATGGGGGGTTGACAGATGAATCAGGAAAACAGTAGAATTTTTGTCAAGCCAGGAAGTGCTAAGCTTAGCGCTAATCTTAGCAATCCTAAATATTCCTTAAATAAAAAACAAAGATTAGCTAACTTAGCTAAGCTAAAGAACTTAGCTAAGTTAACAGTGAAAGCTACAAATCATAGTTACCAGGCAGCAGTGCAGCGCAGTGCCAGATATCCGCTAGATGAATTGCAAAGGCGTGTCCTGGCAAAGCTCAGGAGAAGATATAGCGAAGAAGCTTACAAGGATTTAGTTATAAACCTGGAACATATACCAGTATTTGAAAAGATAGAATGGCTAAAGGAAATGGATGATAAGCTTAGACGTAAAGAGTGAAAGAGCATTAAGATCACAAGACAAGCTGGCAATAGATCAGCTGCATGATTTATTCCTGGAAGCAGCTGAAACTGAAAGAAAGCTGCCTGGTGTAATCAGAAAACAGAAGATGGTGCATTGGCCAGATTATGTCAAAGAATGGTCTGCTTATGGATATAACTCTTTTGAATCTCCCAGGCTGAAAGCATCACCAGAACAGATAACCAGGTTAGATAAAGCAATTACAATGGGATTGTCTATGGATGAAGCTGATCGCAGACTAATCTGGGCCGTAGCTCATTCAGCTGCATTTAGAGATCGTGGCGCAAAATGGACCAAGATAGCAAAAATCCTGGGATTGAATGATCCCAGGATTGTTAAGCGTAGATACCAGGATGCCCTGGTTAGATTATATTATAAGCTTTAAGCAGCTTTCCATTCCCATTTAACTTTAGCATCACTAGCCATACCTTTTGCTGCGGTATCTTTGATCGCCTTGATGATCCAGTAAGCATCAGTGTGCATCCAGTTCTCAACATCGCAGCTCTGATACTCAAGGCAGCAAGCCATGTTGAATATATCAGCATTACTCAAGTAATAGTTGTGGCCGTTAGTGCCAAGGTTTTTAAGAGCTTTGATGCAATCAGCTGGAAACAACATAAGATTCTCAAGATATTCAGCTTTGTATTTCTCACACCATATCTTACTTGTATCAAGCTCATAAACACTCTTGACGTTAGCTTCAGCAAGCATCTTGGCTATCCACTTGGCGCACTCAAACTTTTTGTCTGCTTTGCCAGGGTGGCTAAAGTCAAACAAATGTTTTTTTGTGTAGTGATTGAAGCAGTAAAAGTAGCTGCTGGGTTTGATGGTAAATGCTGCAAGGGCAGCAATGTGTTTTGGATTTACGATAAAAGCGCTCATAGTTTCTCCTTTAGTTGTTGTAGTATTGATCTTCTGTATAGATACCAACGCCAGCTGGCTTGCCATTCAACGTCATTTGACCTTTGTCTATATCAGAAATTCCGTAGCTGATTGATCCTGGCATATCATCCCAGGTGATGAACACTATGTTGGAATCAATCTTTGAAATCACACCATAGCTGAGGGGGATCATAGCTCCCCAATTCCCAATCATTTTAGTTCCTACTTTCATGGTTTCTCCTTTCTAAGCTGCTACATTGAACAAGGGAAGCTCGTTCAATTCCTGGTTGTTGACCTTGGCTTCAAGTCTGTCTGCAAACTGAGCTACATGGTGAACAACATTGTTTTTGTTTCTCCAGTGATTCATGGCAATATTGCAGCTATCTGCACTGTCGAAACCAATTTTGTGAAGCACTCCCAAACCTCTCATCATGTGGATCCAAGGCTTGTCGATGCCATACTTTTTTTGCCAGTAATCCATGAACGCCCAGGCTTGCTTGATCTTGGCAATGTAAGCGCTGCCTGGTTTGTTCTTGGCAATGTCAACCTCGCCGCAGCTGCCGAAGCCTACGAAGTTGAAAATCCTAAATAACTTTTCGAGCTGGTCAAAACTTTCGTTCATGTGCCATATGGCCATTGCTCTTTCTGGGTACTTGATTTTGCCACCTTTGATGGCATCAGCGATCAGCTGCAAGTTGCTAGCTTCATCGCCGTTAATAACGTCTGGTATCACACACACTGCATTAGGACACTTGTCCATTGCAGCATTGGCCCAGGCATAGAAGCCATCCCACCAGGCAGCATCAAGAGTAATGCCTTTCTTCCAAGCGGTGAAAGCTCCGTTGTCCAGGATCAATATTTCATCATCACCAACAAGCTCAATGCACTCAGCAAGTTGCTCTGGGTGCATATAGCTGACACAAAAGCTTTTGCCTTTGAGCTGCGGTAACAATCTTTTTGGCGTGATAGGCGTTCCGTGAACTAACCTTTTCATTCGCTCTCCATGTTGATTATTGTTTCAGCATGATCTTTGGCAAGATCAAGCTTAGAGAATGTGTGGCCAGTAGCTTTTCTGTACTCGCCGCACTCAGTTGTTTTGTAGACCTCGTAAGGCCAAAGAGGTCTGTTGCCAAAGTTTTTAAGGATCCAAACTGGCGCAAACTTGTGTTTGTACCAGTATGGCTTGCCAGCAAATTTCTCAGCAATTATCCAGTTGTTCATGTTTTTACCTCCATTACTAATATGGGCCTATTGACGTTAGAAGTCAAGGGGTAGACAAAGTTTTTTTCAAATTAATTTTTTTCAAATAAGCTGCTTGACTAAATGAATCGAAAAGATTACTGTTTTTGGTAAGCTTTGAGAAGATAGCTCTGGTTTACCTCAACAAGCTATTTTTCATTGTTTGACTCCTTTCGGCGGTTTGCAGTTTAGTGTGAGATTTATGGGAGCTGCAAACCAAATTTTATGTTGAAAAAAACTAGCCTGGCAGTTGGTCATCTCTCTGCCAGGTTTTTTTATGAGCTGGGAAAATGGCTAAAGTTTACAAAATAAGAGTTACAAAACCACAGATGGAAACTATTTGTGAGCGTATTGCTGAGGGTGAAAGCTTGACCAGGATATGTAATAACACAAAGAGCTTACCAAGCTGGAGAACTGTGCTGAGATGGGTGCAAGAGAATGATGATGCTCATACGATGTATCGTAAGGCTAGAGCGTTGCAATGCGAAGTTATGAGGGATCAGATACTTGACCTGGTTAACATGGCTTTACCAGACGATCCTAAGCTAGCAATGGCAGAAGTACAAAGAAGAAGATTACAAGCAGATCATATGGATAAGCATATTAGACAAATGCAGCCGTTAGGCGTTAGGGATAAAGCTGAAGATAAAGCAGCTGAGAATAATGGCCAGGTAACTTTGTCCTGGGCGAATGGGAACCTGGAGATAAACTAGGATCAACGTATTTTTGTGCAAACATTTTGGCAGTGATCTCGCACACGAGGGATTTGATTTTGAATTTTGTTTGCCGATCTTCTGTAATCGTTGCTGAGTATAGAAATAGTTAGCGGTAACTAACCGATATGGCTGCTATTTTACAAAGTTTGACCTGGTTTTTTTAGAATTTGCCTACCCCTGGTACCCCAAAGCAAGCCGCCGCTTGCTATATCTAATATATATCAGATAGGGAGTGTCTGACACATGAACATTGAGATTCCGTATTCACCTAGACCGCTCCAGGCAAAACTGCACAATGCCCTGGTCAAGAGTCGCTGGGGAGTTGTGGTATGTCATAGACGATTTGGCAAAACAGTAATGGCTATAAATCATTTACTGAGGGATGCGATACTGAATGATAAGACGAATCCCAGGTATTTTTATATAGCGCCTACATACCGCCAGGCTAAGGCGGTGGCATGGGATTATCTAAAGCAGTTTGCTGGCAAGGTACCGATGGTTAGGTTTCACGAAACTGAGCTGCGGTGTGATCTACCGAATGGTGCAAGGATCCAGCTGCTCGGAGCAGAAAATTATGATGCGCTACGAGGGATCTACGCTGATGGTGCTTGTCTGGATGAGATGGCAGATATGCCGGAAGCTTTGTTTCCAGAAGTGCTGCGGCCAGCATTGTCTGATAGAAAAGGCTGGGCGTTCTTTATTGGAACTCCAAGAGGGCATAATGCTTTTTTTGATTTGTATGAATCAGCTCAAAACAGTGATGAATGGTTTACCCAGGTTTATAAGGCCAGCGAAACTGGTATAGTTGATGAGCAAGAGTTACACGCTGCCAGGCAGATAATGACCGAGGACCAGTATGAACAAGAGTTTGAATGTTCCTGGGTTGCGAATGTACCTGGTGCGATTTATGGAAAAGAGCTGCAAGCCGCCCAGGAAAGTGGGCGCATAGGCAATGTTCCGTATGACCAGGCGCACAAAGTAGATACCTGGTGGGATCTTGGTATAGGTGATAGTACCGCAATCTGGTTTACTCAGAATGTTGGTAGGGCAATTCATGTTATAGATTTTTACGAAGCTCGCAATGAGGGATTACCGCACTATGCGAAAATACTTACATCGAAAAGCTACTTCTATGGAAATCACAATGCGCCACACGATATTGAGGTTAGAGAGCTTGGCTCTGGTAAAAGCCGCAGAGAGATCGCATACGATCTTGGAATCAATTTTAGGGTTGTACCGAAGCTGCCAGTTGAAGATGGCATACACGCTGCGCAGATTATTCTTGGTCGTTGTTGGTTTGACCAGGTAAATTGTAAGGCTGGCCTGGAAGCTTTGCGCCAGTATCATCGAGCTTACAATGAAAGATTGAGAACATTTAGGAATAGTCCAGTACATGATTGGGCGAGCCATGCAGCTGATGCCTGGCGATACTTTGCGGTTGGAATAAAAGAAAACCGAGGTTTTGATAGACCGCCGCAAGCAATAGCAGATAGTAACTATAATCCATTGGGAGTAGCAATATAATGGGATTCCTTAATCCAAAAGTGCCAGCGCCGCCGCCAGTAGAGCCGCCACCGCCAGCACCGCCTATGGATGTTGTGCCAGATAGCGCAGTAACTTCCGTAGACGAAGTAGAAGATAAAAGAAAAAGAGCTAACCGAGTTAGTAGACAAAAGACCATTTTAACTGGATCTCAAGGTTTGTTAACTGAAGCTCCGATAGAATATAAATCATTATTGGGAAGTAAGTGATGGCTGGTGAAACAAGCGATCCTGGAAGTCCAGGCGCAAGCATTGATCCTGATGTAGCAGAAGAAGAAAATATGATGGCTGGCATGACACAAGCTGAAAGTGATGCAGCTATTGCTGGTGCAGCAAATGATCCATCTTACGATGATTTTGCTGGCAGCACTGCTCTTGCTAATCAAGCAAATCAGACATTAACTGGTAATATATTAACTGATGCTCTTGTTCCAGGTATTGGCAC